ATTCGTATTACCAGAAACAACCACATCACCTGTTGTAGAATTAATAGTGAATTTATTTGTCGCCACTGCTACATCACCAGCAATTGCTGTTGCACCAGTCGCTGAAGTGATCGTAAATTTGTTCGTATTAACCGACACATCACCAGCGATTGCTGTTGCACCAGTAGTTCCTGTAACAACGAATTTATCAGTATTAATCTTTAAATCTTTTGTGATGCTAGTATTACCGGCAACAACCACATCGCCTGTTGTAGAATTGACAGTAAATTTATCTGTTGCTATTGTTAAATTACCAGCGATTGCTGTAGCACCGGTATCTTTGTCAACCGTTACTTTATTATTAACACTCAATGTGCCAGTGACATCAAGTTTTCCAGAAATGGATGTGTTTCCTGTTGATGCAACTACAGTAAATTTATCAGTGTTGATATTAAAATCTTTTGCTACGCTCGTATTACCAGCGATTGTTGTATCGCCATTTGAAGTTTGAATTATGAATTTATCCGTATTAACAGTGAAATTATCTTTAACTGCTAAATTTCCTTTTAAATCTGCATCTTTTTGAACTATCAGATATGAAACTACATTCGTATTACCAGAAATCGTCGTATCACCATTTGAAGTTTCTACTATAAATTTATTTGTATTAAGTGTGAAATTGCCTTTAACAATCAAATTGCTTTTTAAGTTAGCATCTCCACCAACATTTAAAATTGTTCCAACATTTACGATGTTATTTGATGTGTAATTGTTGCTTAAAATATTATTTGCAACAACTAAACCGTTCGCGCTTCCACCAATAACAACATTGTTTGCGACAGTTAGTGCTATTCCTGAACCTTGAATCGATACCCTCGAACCAACTTCAACATTACCAGTATTTGCTCCAACAACACCAATGGTTAAATTTCTTCCAATAGAAACGTTTGTTGAAAATTGTGCAGCATTGGAAACTTGCAGTGGTGTTCCAGTCGCTGTTATAGACAAAACACCAGTATTGGTGATCTCAAATGTTCCATTAGACTTATTAAAGTAACCCGTCTCTATTCTGTTAATAGAATTAGCAGACAGATTAGTTTGAATGCGCCACTCGTCTATAGTAGCATTTCTTGTGATATTGGTGATTGCCATTAGTCTTTACTCTGTTTCAACAAGATTGTTAAAAGATTTTTTATTTCTTGTACATCATCCGATATTGTTTTTATTTCAGACTTTAAATTATTTATTTCTTCATTTCTAGAAGAAAGAACTTTAGATAAACTTTTTCTAGCCTCATTTTCCGCTAGAGCAGATTTTCCTGTCATCAAAAGAGCATTGTTTCTAGTATCTTTGATAAAATTTGTTCCTTCAACTTTTAAATATGACATACTTAATCTCCAGATGGAACTGCTATGATCCTCAAATCTCTAATTTTCGGAACAATAGCCGGATCTTTCGATATCATAACAATTTTTATAGAGAATTTCTTGAATGTATCGTAAGTAACTCCAGAATCTGAAGTATATGTTATAGAATAATCAGTTAATGATGGGCGATATTCATATTCATTATATGAAACTTCATCGATGTTTGGTGCTCGATTTGGATTAGAGCATACCATTCTGACATATGGACGATCATTGAATCTTGTGGAATCACCAGCAGCCCAAACTTTATAGTAAACATGCAATTCTGTACCTTCAGGCTTATTAGCAGCTAGGAATACTCTTAAATCGCCCGCATCATATCCTTCAGCTAAAACGATTGGCTTGGTGATATATCGTGCAAGACATGGACCACCAGATGGATCAAGTTCACTATTCAAAACTATACTTGCATTGGCAGTAACATTAGGAGTTATAGGATAACTAATGATTATATCATCAACATAACCAGATCCTGTCGTTTGAACATTTATAGATTGAACATTTCCTGAAACCGCAAGAATATTAGCTGTTGCTCCAGATCCAACTGTTGCAGTTATAGTCACAACATTTGAATTCGCATAAGATGCGCCATCATTAATAATTGTGAAATCTTCAGGATTAATTTCAGCATTATCAATAAAGTTTTCCCAAACATTCAAAAACATACTTTCTGCTGAAAGTATTGGTGAAATTGTGGAACTAGTCGTTGATAATGTTGCCTCAACTTTATAATCACCAACATATTGAACAATCTTTCTTCTATTTCCCACAGAATATAAATTGTCAGTTGAATAACTGTATGTTGCAAAAGGAGTTATTGATCTAAAAGTAGATTCTGCTGATCCACCAACAGTATTTCCTGCTATTCTATAAGTTATATTTGTAGACTTTTCTGTAGGATTAATTGAGTTCACCGTCAATCTAACTTTATCAACATTGTATTTTGATGGTAGAGCCTCATTGAAAAATGTTACCGATCCAGATCCAGTTGTGAATACACAGCGATTTAATCTAAACATTAAATCTTCATTTAAGAAAGGAACATATTCCATAGAATTTTGAGATTTATATAAAGTTCCTAGATATGGTTGAACACCAATCTCTATTCCACTAGTTGATCTTCTACCTTTTTCTGCAATCCAAACCGAACTTAAAGGCGAATTCGATAAGACAACTAGTGCATACAAACCAGGCTTCAAATAAACAGGGAAATCAAAATTAAATGTAGTGTATGTATCAGAGTTGTCAAAAGAAGGCGATGTTGTATTGACTTTAATTTGCTCAGGATTCAATGTGACAACTGATTCTGGATACCAATAGTCGGCAGATGGAAATCCATTCACGGTTGGACGTATTTGAACTGTGACGGGAAGATTCTTATCATCTTTAGAATAGAAGCATAAATCAACACTACTTAAATATAAACCATTGGGATAAACTTGAGAATCCACAAAAAATGTTTGAGCTAAAGGATCAACAACCCACCAGCTAAGAACTTCACTTCCTATTTGTCTTGTTGATTCTACTGTTTGTTTAGTTCTTTCTCCAACGATTACAGAATCTACATCAACATTCAAAACACTATCTACTAATGTAGTTTTATTTTGTGTTATTCCTGATGCAACATAAACTTTATCCGCAAAAGAAACTGCATCGGCATCGTATGTATTGTTAAACGATTCCGTAACTCTAAATGTTCTTTGTCCAGAAAAGAATGTTGCAGGAGGAATATAGAATGCTCCACCTAATTGTCCGTATTGATTCGTCATGTTGGTTTCAATACTGTAAACAACATTAGCGTTTGCCGATAAAGATGTATTTCCCTCTAGTGTAACGATTTTTGATGTTGCATTATAAGAAGTAACATTATATGTTTCACCAACAACAATTGCATTGTTTATATCAACAACAATATTAATATTGTTTGAAACATAAACATTTTGTGTACTAGAAGCATCTGTAGACAAACGAATAGTATTCGCTGTGAGAATTTCTCCTCTGCCAGATTTATGATCTACTATTCCTTTTATTTGATAATATTTACCACTATCAACACCGTAGATGTATTTGTTATTAGAAGACAGTTCAGTCATATTCAACAAATGTACATTATTTCCAGAAAATTCATCTATAGCCACTTGAGCGATTCTATAATTTGCACCGCCAGTTTGATAACTGATTATATTTGCTGTAAGATCGGAAGTAGTGTTTGCTATTAGAACTGTTTCTCCAGAAATTAATACACTATTAGCGTTTAATGTAATCTTATTAGGAACAACAATATAGTTATTTACTTCAACATCATCAAAGAAATGATAGAATCTCGTATTAGGTCTTAGACCTCTAGATGAAAATAAAACTTGTCTAGACTTCATATAAGGTTGAATTGCTAAATCAGTAACAAATGTTCCAACATCCACTTGAGAAGTTGAAGTTTTGATTTGTTTTTGTGCAACCGAATATGTTGTGTCCTTTAATGTCAGTTCATTGATTGCTTGAACATTTCCAAATGCTCTTCCACCTAACCATTGTCCGCTAGTGATTTCTCCTCTAACTGGACCACTAGTGCTCATTTTATGATACAGTTCCGTTTCTATTTGTGCGAAGGGACTATTCCTATCTTCAGCCCACGCTTTATTATTATCAGCAATATATTTGAATGCATTATTCACAAAACGAAATGCATTATCTATTCCTTGTAATGAATTCAATGTCACACTTGCCGTAAATCCTGTGTCTACATCTCCAGTATATTCAGGGAACAATTTAGTGGTTCCTTTAAAACCACCAAAAAGAGCGCCCGCAATAACTAAAGATTTTGTAGCGTAAGGTTGTTCTGTAAAAGGCGTTGTGCTATAATTCATTATGAAAGCCTTTTTCGTACCTGTTCCAACAACCTTTATGTTATTTCCTATCAATTTGGTTGTCGTGTTGTATGATGCATTATTTGCATCAAGTTTAACTGTACGCATTAAAGATGCTGGTAATAAATTACCATCTTGAATTAGATTTCTATTATCGAAACCAACATCTTGTCTTGTTGCTTGAACATCTTTAGATGTAAAATTATCTACCACTATACCATACTTTGCACGATCTAGATTGTTACTATCTAAAATCTTTAATGATGTAGCATCTTTTTCTAGACTTGTTAATGCAACATAATACTCAAGTTGATTTATCCTCTCTTCAAAACCACCAATATCCCTCATTGTGTATCTTCTATGGTTAGTAAAATCTACACGAACATCTTTAACGGATTCGGTATATGGAGGTATAGTCAGTGTGTAGATTAACATATCACCATCAGTTATTGCTGGTGGTAAAGGGTTAATATCAGAAACACCTTTAATCACAGCAAATTCCTTAGATGGCTTAACAACGATTCTATCAATTCTTCCAAGATAGTAATGAAAATTTGATGTGATGGATGATAGAGGATCGACATTCACCACTTTTGAAAGTGTGTTTGAATTGATATCGCGAATAGGTCTAAAGTCGAAAGCACCTTTTAATGAAGTCAATTTATTATCCTCTTCATTACTAAAGTATGATATACCAGAATAATTGATTGCTCCGGATCCTAAAGATGTTGCTGTATATGAGTCTACGGTGATCACACCACCCGATGCTGCATATGCTGTTGGAGCTGTTGCTTTAAAATATCTAAACTGCACATACACTCTTCCTCGAGGAGCAGGAACGCCACGTTTCAATTTAATTGTGGCATGATCATAGTGTGTTTTTCTTTGTCCGTTATCAAATTCATAATTATCTGTGATATCATAAGACGAACTACTCAACATCGCTGTTGTGACATTTGAAGTTAGAGATTTTGAGTCAGTTATTCGAACTATTTCATAAACATCCGATATCTGCAAACTAACAGCTACTCCTGGTGTTCTCAATTTTTCCAGGACTATCGATTCTGTAAAATTAAAAGATCCTATTGACGGAAATAATAAACCATTATTTGCAATTGAGACCGGTATGTCATTCGGAGCAGTTGTTATGGCTGAACCCAAGTTTGCAGCACCCACTGATGCCATCTCATACGGAACTTGTAAATAATTAGTATTGTTTGAAGATATGAATTTTTTTGTTATGGTTTGATTATCTTCAGTATTATTCAATTTCGTTTTTACATAGAAATCGACTGAAACATTGTCTTGTATTAAATTGGCTTTAAAACCGGTTCCTTCTCTACTTACTGTAAAATTATTATTTGCTAAAGAAATAATTGAATTTGCATATATTCCTAAACTAGTATTTGAATTATTTTTAGCAACACATATAATATTATTCAGAAGAGCTTCGTCACCTAATGCTCCTGTTCCTGGAAGAAAATCGAAAGTATCGGTCACTAAAGGATTAATTGGAACTAATCCATTAGCATCTGTTGTGCCTGAATATTTTTTCCAAGCAAATAGGTCAACGTTATCTAAAGTGTTAGGTTGAATAGAATCGTATCTTGTTTCAAAAAGTAAACTTGAAGATAGTGGTTCGTTTATGAATGCATATCCAGTGTCTGAACTTTTACTGTCGGAATGAATATTTGCACCAGAACTGATGACATTAGATGTTCCGGTATAAGATAACGATTCTGCATTTTTAAAATCTGATTCTAAGGAAAATGTGTTTGCGCCAGGCGTAAATGGTAAAGCAGTATCCAATATTATGTAACCTGCCGTATTCGATTCTGTAACATATCGAGGTGAAACCTCTAATCCTGTTCCATCAGTTATTCTAAAGTACATGTTCGCATGAGAATTTGCAACGGAATAGTTAACAGACGTTGGCAATCTAATCGCGGTGCTCGTACTTCCTGCAAGAAGTGTTCCTGTTATTGGAGAACTTTTTACATCAAAAACATGTGATGTGAAAACATGAGTATTGCCTATTTGTGTATTAGATGCTGATCTATATCTCATCATATTTACACGAAGCGAACCTATTTTAGTCGAATTGTACTTGTCTACTGTTGTTCGATCAATATTCGAAAAAGAGACTGAGTGAATATCATATTCAGGATATTCCGTGAAAGATATTGATCCATATGTATTTGATAATGCAATAGTGCTGTCATAACTAGTTGCAACTGAATACTCTAAGACATTTGCAGTATCTCTACCTCTATCCAAACTAATTTTTGTTGGCGAGATAGTTTGAAATTCGAAACCACTAACATAAGCTTTTCCTGGATCAAGAACTGCTGAAAATTTGCCATTAGCAGAATCACCCTCATCTAATCTGATGATAAATGGATCAACGGTATAATTTCCTGATTCGTCATAAGTTCTTCTGGCTAATGTTTTTTCAATTTCACTATAGATAGGATAATCAACTTCTTTCGTTTTAATATCATCAACAAGACGTAAAACTTCAAAGAATAAAGATGTCTCTGGAACATTTAAATCTTTTACTACAAGTGTTGTTTCGATCTGAAATCTTTCTGCACCAGGCGCTTGATAATTAAATGCTCCTTGTGCCGGATCTAATAGAGAAGTATCATCAATCTCATCAATAATATTTTCTGAAAATTGAATGCCTATTTTACATGATGGTTTACTGTTAATAGTAGAAGAATTTCCGATTCGATATTTTAACTTAACAGTAACGAATTGAGGAATAACTTTAACAAAATGACCTTTGTAGTAGTAAACGCCTTCCTGTATACTTGCAACAAAAGAACCTCCAGTCGCATCACTCGATTCAACTTCCGCATAAATGTTCTGACCAAAGATTTGAACGATATCATTCTCTTGAAAAGTTCCACCATCTAGGTATTTCAATACAAGATATGGTGAACCTCCATCAATTTCTGTAGTCAATACTTTAGCGCGAACCGGGCGAGTGGAATTGTATATGACTACAAATTTATCTCTAAATTGTGAAATGTCTATGTCTTGATTAGAAAACTGGGTTTTCAATTTAACATAGTTACACTTTCTATCTAATGATACTTTTCCACCAATTATAGGACTTCCACTCTTGAAGATATGATTTCCAAACTTTTCTATCTGATTCGCTAATATAGTTTGTAATTGAGTGAGTTCTCTAGCCTGAATTGCATATCCAGGACGAAATAGTATTCTTAAAAAATTCTTGTCCTCATTGAAATCATCATAATAAGGATCGTAATTGAAAAGAGTAGTCATTTATTCCTCGTTAAAAACTCAATATGAATCGGATTCTTTCAGTTTGAGCAGAATCTCTGGTGATAGGAAGTCTATCTGATATGTATAAAACCTTTCCGGAATACAATTTTAGAGAAGGATTTTCAAAACTATTCACAACTCTCTGCGATGATGAGGTTAATCCGGTTATAGTTTGATTGTTGATAAGTGTGCCTTTTACATTATTTAGATATAAATCTCTATTAACACTATCAAAAGATATCACATCGGCTGAAAATGATGGATTCAAAGTTGATCCCTGTACCACTTTCTCATCATTTATAAAATTGCCTACGCCTGGTGAAACTCTAACTTTGGTATATAAACTATAAATTTCAGATGTAGCCAGATTGTTTGTTCCATAAATGTAGGGATTATGCAATAAGACTATTTCTCTAAAATCATTATCTACAGGCAGTCTGTCCGCTTCATTTTCAATAAAGTCCACATCAAACATTATAGTAGATGCACCCAGTTCATGAACAGGATCAAAACCATGCCCTCCAACTGGAGATATTGATATCGATGCTTCGGCTCCAGATCCTATGCCGCCAGTAACATCCGTAAATATAACATTTGCGAAGGTATAATTTTGTCCTCTGCTTTGAATAATTACATCGACAACATTTCCCGAAACGACATTCGCTTTTAATATTGCACCACTTCCATCACCATCAACGGTGATTATTGATTGTGTGGAACCATCTGTATAATTGTTTCCTTTATTTGTTACTTTAATTATATCGATTGATGAAGATTTAGCAGCAGCCTTTACGAACTTATTTTCAGTTACCGGCATCCATTCTTGACTTAAAAATTTCTGTTTTTGCTGTGATGTTAGTGTATAAAGATACTTCCACTTATATCCATCAGCAGTCTTTATAAAAGGCTCTTCTAATGATGTTGATGAAAGGAGAATTTCTGGTTCAGTTGTCGAAGATATGCCTGTCGTTGTTCCAAAGGGAGCAGCATTAGACAAGCATTTAAAAACCTGATCTTTTGTATTCAGTACATAAAAATTTGTGTTTGCCTGATATGTATTATATACCGTATTAGCTGTCCAGTTAATTCTTGGAGCCACGAGGGATGCATTTTCTTGAGACAGTCTTTTTGCTAAAATACCTCGTTTAAAATAATCATTTGTGCTATTAATATCTTCTTTTGGAGTAGGAACCGTCTCGGTTCCATTATTCCAAGGATTTTGTTTAGCCAAAAAAACATACATATAAGACTTCTTATTCGCGGGTAAATAAGAATTGGCTGAAACGTCCAGCAAATTTAAAATTTGCTTGGACATCAGAATGGAAAAGTTTTTTGTTAGTAATGAAGACATATGTTTATTTATCTGAAAGACTGAACGGTTAACAGAATATTGTTTGCATTGACACTAAGATTTCTATCAGCATAGATTGTATTACCGGAAACAGTGTTCACAGTAAGAAGAATATCATTAATTAGATTCAATGTAACTGAAGAGGACGTTATGAAAATTTCAGTGTTTAAATATAAATGAGTTGAGTTTATGACTTCTTTGACAAAAACAGTATTTCCAGTTGATAGTTGTAAATTCGCTCCATCATAAACGTCATTTATAAAATTAACAGAATTTGAATGTCCAAAAAGTATATTGGAGCCAGAAATGACATTAACAGTATTCGAAAGTGATTTGGAAACAGAATTTAATACGATAATATCACCTGTTGATACACTGGTTTCCAGATTCGCGGATCCATTAGATGACACTATAATATTCGATCCATTTAACACATTAACTGTATCAGATAAATCTTTAACGGAAATTATCGAACTATTCGAATTAACTTGTTTTTGTAAATTATTATTAACTAATTTTATCACAAAAGTTTTCGTTCCTGCTGGATGAACTATATCCACCAAAGGCTTTTTAAATTTATTATAATCCGTTTCCGTTTTTATAATATAAGAGAAGTTGTGATATTTTTCTCCATCTTGAATTTTCTTATCTGAACTAGGTTGTCCATCTGTATTCAAATAAATGCCAGGAAGTCTAATTAGACCATTCTCAAATTTAGCGGTTGCTTTTGCTCTTCCATCACCATAAAATGTATTTGATGTTATATCAGCAGTAACAGCATTTATTGAAGTTTCACTATCATAGCGCAATTTCAGACTCGGATTATATGCGCCAGAATAGTTATATACTCTTAATAGACCAGTTGTTTGATCATAACTATCAACAAACGCTCTAAATGATGCTGTAGTATTACTTGTTCCACCCTGATAAATTAAAGTGTTTGAAACAAATAGTTGTCCAGAAGTAATGTTCGTTGTCAATATATCAATATTTCTAAGGGAAATCATAGGAGCAGAAACGTAGTCATAACCATAACTTACAATTCTAATTGAAGAAACTGAACCAATTCTGGTTGTTGTGTAAGTTATTGCTTCTCCATCACCCATAATCTCGGATACCTGTAATATGGCTCCTGTTCCTGTGGAAATAACATTTGGTGTTGGTAAAGAATCTTTTGTGTATCCTTCTCCTCCAATAATATATGTGCCATTTGCAACAAAATTTATTTCTTTTATTCCTGAATTCGATGTGTGTATACTTGACACTATAGCATTAGCGCCATAACCAGAACCACCTTCAAACCGTATCACATTATTAACCGCATAGTTAGATCCACCATTTATTATATTAATTCTGCCCAATGATCCTAAATCGGAAATAACTCTTTTCCCAATCAGATAAACGGAGACACCGATACCACCAGAGCCGGTATATGTATTCGTGAATGCTCTATTGAAATATATTCTGGTTGTAGTAACATCAGTAACTCTCAAGTAATCCTCATAATGTGGATTA